ACATCAACTACGAAGTAGTTTAAGTATTATCTAGATTGTTCAGTCACACTTTGCCCTGGCGGGCAAAAATGTCTACATTATCTGAGTTGAACATGTCACACTAGCGTTACAGCAGTTACAGAGGCGGTTGTCCGGTACCTCGAGCTGAGTCTTTATACAACGGCGGGTCTCAACATGTACGCTAACACACATCAAGCCGTGGGTATTTCTCCCTCTTTTAGCCTTTTTTGATTGATTTGCATAAACTAAACGGGTTATAGGCATATCCCATCCTCATCCTTGCGGGTAGTAGTTTACTGGTCTGTCGCCAAGCAGATACTCCTTACCGTCACACATCAGAACGGATTCAGGGCACAATGTCAACGCCTGTGCGGGCTTATTTGGCGATTAAACAGCCTGAATTATTAGCCTTTGAGTATATGTGAACCATGCACACGAACACTAATCTGTCCGTTGTAATAGTCTTTTGATTCTAAAACTTTGTGAGTAAATTGTTCTCTGGCCTCGATGTAAGAGCATTGCGCCTTGGAATTGCAGTAATATAGGATTTCTCGAGTGAAGTTTTCTTTGCCTAATTTCAATACGTCCACGTTTAATTCTAGATTCGAGCCATAATAATCTCGCCAATCCGAATCAATTTTTGATCGTATTTTCTTTTTTTTCTTAGTGCCGTTCTTGAGTTTAACTACTTTGTAGCTGGTCTTAGCGAACTTGGCTAATTTTTTGCCTATATACATGCGTCCAGAGATGACATTTGTTATCAAGTACACGAAACCCACACATTCTTCTGGAAGTGTTACAACGATTTCGTTTTGATAAGTCCATGACATGCTTTAGTTAGCATTGGGTGAGCCTTGATCTGTGCGGTCTTGAGCGGCTTTGCGCTCTGCTTTTGTGGTGTCTAACCAGTGCCTGTATTCTTGTATGTGCGCCCTGCGATCCCGAGCTATAATTCTTATTTGTGCCAGCCAATATCTAGCTTCCAACCCAGCTTGCCGTGTGCCTTTGTTGATCCAACGCTGGTTGGCTTTGAAGTATTCACTGAAGGCCCGCATGAGTTGATCATGTGTTGCTTCATCTTGATGCATTATTCTGACACCTCTAAGTCATTTGCATAGTTTGTAAAGCCATTCTCTTTGATAACCTTCAGCACATTGTTCACACGACCAATTAATTCATCCTTGTGACTGATCAAGAATATGTTCTTCTTGCGTTCACGTGCCATTTTCTTCAGCACAGCCAATGCGCCTTCAACTCCGCTGGCATCTAAACCGTTATCCACCAGCTCGTCCACAAACAACAAATTAATTGCTTGATACAAACTTTCCCATACATCACGGAACGACCAACTCAAACCCAGTATCAAACGATTACGTTCGCCACGGCTTAGGTTATCAAAGTCAAGGTCTTGTCCCAGCTGTGTGATAATAACACTGAGGTCATTTTGAAACACCACAGTGTGTGGTAACCCCATCTTGTCGAGATAATAGGTAAGTCTATTGTTGAGATATGCCAAGTTCTGATCAATGATCTTCTTACGGATAAAACTGTCCTTGCTGGTCAACAGCTTTAACAAGAACTCTTGATGATTTTTAAGTGTATTGAGTTCATTCACATGATCCCACGAGATATCCTGCATGGCAGTGTGCTGTAGTTCGTCAATTTGTTCTTGATACGGATCCGACTCACCAGCTTTGACCGTTAGCTGTGTTTCCAGAGTTTTGAGATTGTTCTGATGTTTCAGTGCCTGCTCAACAGAGTCATAGTAAGTATCGGGACGTTTTGACACTTCTCCAACGACAACAATCTCTTTATTGATCTTGGCCAAGTCGCTGGTGACTTTGTCTAGGTATCGTTGTGCTTCTTCCAAATGCTTGACAGCAACAGCAGTCATCTCTTCGTGTTTGTGATCATGCAGATCCTGTTCACAAGCGTGACATTTTTTATCCTTTAACTTAGCAAGCTCGTCAGCGTACTTTTTTACGCTTCGCTCCGCTTGCGCTGTCGCGCTGTCTAATGTAGCCCGCTCCTTAGTTAGGCTTTTCAGCTTTGCTGTCTGTTCTTCGAACAGCTTCAGAGCAGTATGCTTGGCCAGCTCAGAATCTATGTCTACATTTTCTAATTCCACAATAGCTCTTGCTATTTTTTCCATCTCTTCTGAGTGTTGATTGTTCCAAGCATTTTGCCTTGACGTCAGAGAGTCAACGCTTTGTTGTATTTTTTCGTTGCTTTTTTTAGCGGCTTCAATATCTGCATTTTCTTGATAGATATTGTCCTTGGTAGTCTTGATCATCTCTTTAAGACCTTCTGCTTTCTCACTCAACAGTGTAATACCCAGCAACTGTTCAATAATAACTCTCTGATCATTGGCCTTCATAGATAAGAATGGTTCAGTGTATGTGTTAAGTGCAACAATATGCCTAAACATATCATGACTCATACCCAACAAATCATCAAGATCTCGTTGCGTTTCCCGCATGTCGCCTTGTGCGTCATCGGTTTCTTCTGTATCTTGTGCTTGATTATTAACAAAGAATTGCAATACGTTGGGTTTACGACCACGCTCTATGCGATATTCAGTACCGTCTTTATCAAACGTAAGTGTAACCAACATGTTTTTGTTATTGATCTTGTTGATTAAATTGTCTTTCTTGATATTTGTAAGTGCATTGCCATACAACGCATAACTTAATGCGTTTACAATAGTAGTTTTACCAGTACCGTTTCGACTTCCATTGTCATCCCCACCCTGGTCTAAGTTTTCACCCAGTACAAGAGTTAAGTTTTCTTTATCGAAGTTCACGGCTTGAGTTTGATTACCCACACTCATAAAGTTTTTTACTGTTAAATCTTTAATTTTTATCATAGGCTATTATAAATGTTCAGCAACAAGTTCTTGTCAAATTCATCAGAATCAATGTTCACAATTTGACTACTCACTATTTGATCAACACTTTCAAATGATTGAATATCAATATTGGTATTAATTTCAATTTCTTTTTTCTCTGCAATTAGTGTAAGCTCTCGGATGTTGTAATCGGCAATAAATTTCTCTTTAATAAAACTTGCTTCTTCATAACTGATATCAATATCCAATGCAACACGCAAATGTTGTTTGGGTTTGATAATTTTATCAGCATCGTCGATAAGCTGACTTAGTTTTACAGTACGGAAGGTGGGCTGTGCCGGCCAAGTATGATATTCTGGAGTTCCATCCCACTCTAATACCATCATGCCACGCTCATCGTCCCATGTGTCAGCGTAGTTGTGCGGAAAAGCATTACCTATATAGATCATATTACGTTGTTGTTGCCGCTTGTGGAAGTGCCCGCTAAACCCAAGCTCGTAGTTTTTAAAACTATCCAATTGAATCTCGCCATGATCTGGCATTTGCACCATGGCATTCATAAAGAAACTGGGCAATTCAAAGTGACCAAAAATGTATTTGCCACCTTTCTTACCCACTGCTCGCCATTCTTCTCCCACAAGCCAAGGACATAAGGTAACATCACCGATGGTAGTGGGCTCATGAACCACAGTGATACCAGGTATATACTTTCCAAACTCCACTGAATGTATATCTCGCTTGTCTTTGTAATAAAGATCATGATTGCCAGGAAAGAAATAAAATTGATCAAATGCCTTGCCTAGCTTTTCCAAGGCTCGAAGACTATAATCCATTGTGGTGATGTTGAGACTGTTGCGATTATGGTGCCAATCGCCCATAAAAATTCCAGTATCACATCCTTCCTCTTGGGCTTTGGCAATGTACCAATCCACAAAATCTTCACAATCCTGATTGTGTACACTGCTATTACTTTTTAATCCAAAGTGTATGTCTGTGAAACATGCTACCTTTTTAAACAAATTACTCACTAGACGTGTCCTCATTATGACGTTTAAGTGCGGCCGCATGTTCTCCTGCGCCGGTACGTGAATATGATGGGTTCATACCATTAATCTCTAAAATGTCATCTCGAATATTTTGATTACGTTTTTCGATATTAATAACACGAACAAAACTGTTAGTAACAGCCGCAGTGAAATACGCAAAAGGATTGTCTGATTTTGATTCATCAAATTGTAATCCTATCTGTGTTAATTGCAAAATAGCTTGACCCTTCATCTCATCATTGTAAGTATATCCACGAACGTTACCCCGTGTGGCATATCGCTCACATAATTTTAACATCATTCGTGCTAAAGTTGGAGTAATTTGGCCCGCATCTTTGTCAAACTTGCCTTTGATCAAATCACCCTTCCAATGGCTTTTGCCCACACATATAAGTTCTTCTTTGTCATCAAACTTCCAATGTTGGAAAGGAGGAAAGTTTACCTTGTCTCTGTGATCAGCTAGTGTTTTTGGATTCTTCTTCCTGATACCGTTGAGTGGAATATGATCAAAAGTCATGATTCTAAACACCAGATCAGTCTTGAGCATTTTCTTATAGTCAACTTCACAATCAGCTTGTTTGACTTTTTCTCCAGCGGCTTTTCGACGTTGATATTCTGCGTCACCTAGCCGTTTTGCCCGTGCCCGTTTTGCCTCAGCCACGGTTCGAATATTAACCTTAGATACATCGGATAGAATCAAATCGTATTGATGAAAACTAGGATCTATAAAGCTACAATATGAGCTTTTACTTCTGTGTATTTCCAACAACATATCCTTGTTGTTTAGGTAATTTACTTTTACAGTCATTAGATGAGTCCTCGTAAGTTATATTATAAACTACACAGTTAATAAAGTCAAATAAATAATACACCAAAGAGGAATATTATTATGGGTTTATTTGATACAGGCGCTGGGCTTACTTCTACTCTAGGAGCATCTGCAAACGCTATAGGAGCAGTCAGCAGTGCGGTAGGCACAGCCAGCCGACTGAGTTCCGCTATTGCATCTGGATTTAACTCAGACGGCGGCGGCAATATTGCTGGCGCCATTCGATCAATAAATTTACCAGCCGCAGGCGAAGCAATTGGTGATATTATGGGAGCAATTGCTGAATTCACAGACTCCAGTAACGCAAATGATTGGCGTGTTAGGTTAAGCATGGCTAAATGGACCAGTTTTAGAGGCAGTCCAGTATTACAACCTTTGAAAGATGCAGGTGGATTAATATTTCCTTACACTCCTAAAATTACTATCGCGTCAAAAGCATCGTATCAGCCAATTAGCACAACTCATACAAACTACACGCACCAGGCTTTTAAAAATAGCGACCCTGGAACAATAAGTATTACAGCACCTATGTGGGTTTCAGATGCTGCCGAAGGTTTGTATTGGATTGCCATGGTGCATTATTTAAGAAGTTTAACCAAAATGTTTAGTGGAAATGATCCTAAGGCAGGAAATCCTCCTCCTGTTATCATGTTGAATGGGTATGGAAATTATGTTTTTAAAAATGTTCCAGTTGTTGTTACCAGTATGTCAGTGAGTTTAGAAAATACCTGCGACTATATCAGTGTACCAGTAGTGGGATCAGCCGCAGGCGAAATAGAAGGCCTGGCTGATTCAATTGGTGGCACTGCCAGTGCGCTGGGAGGTCTTGCAGGCGGAGCATTTGGCGGAGCAGTGGGCAGTATCACCGGAGCCATTGGCAGTATTGCTGGTGGCATTGGACAAGTGGCAGGTCTTGCAGGCAGTTTAGGATTAGGCGGATCAGTAAGTGGCGGCACAGCACACGTTCCAACCAAGAGTTCATTCCAAGTAACATTGCAACCAATTTACAGTAGAAACAGCAGTCGCAAATTCAGTCTTGACAGATTTGTATCAGGCGGCTATTTGAACAGCCCAGTTGGATATATTTAAAATGGCCGCAACTTATAAAAACACTAGCCCATGGTTTACCACACCCATTAAAAAGAACTATCTTGATGTGTTACGAATTAGAACAGTCAGTGCTGAGCCAGACGATTTTTTATATGGGATAGAAAGCCAATACACTTACCGACCTGACCTGTTGGCATTTGACTTGTATGGTGAACCTGCGCTATGGTGGGTGTTTATACAACGCAATCTTGATGTGTTACAAGATCCAATATTTGATTTTGTGCCTGGCAAGAAAATATATGTTCCAAAAAAATCAAGTTTGTTTAACATACTGGGATTATAAATGAGTTTTTTAGATAAGGCAACCAGTGCAGTGGGTAAGGCGGCAGCAATTGCCGGTGTTGCTGTTGTGACATCTAAAGCAGTCACTAGTTTGGGCGCGGCCACTGGTTTGTCGTCGTTGGTTGATGCAGTAACTGGTGCATTTAAATCGTTTAACAGTTTGTTTAAAAAGCTAGACGGAGTGTCATTGCCGTTACCCAATCCGTTACATGCATACGCAAGTTATAATTACATATTGGGTTTGGGCATATTGACAGACGCTGAACTAAACGATCCAAATGCAACCTATATGGGAGGTTCTAGACCTCGATTAATTTGTAAATCAGCATCAACTGATCCTAACAATCGTGTGCAAACTCCCTACGGAAAATTTGATTTCTACATAGAAGAGTTGGTAATGGAACATCAAATGGGATTTGAAGACGGCGAAAACACAAACGTCACTAATTTTTCATTCAAAGTTGTTGAACCGTACAGTATGGGTGGCTTTTTAACTGCTGTACAACAACTTGCACTGGAACAAGGGCATGACACTTGGACTGAAGCGCCGTTCCTGTTAACTATTGAATTTAGAGGAAACAAAGAAACAGGACAGATGGTTAACGTTCCAAACACTTCAAGATACATTCCTATTCTCATCAGCGATATTGATTTTACTGTTGATCACGAAGGATCTAAATATACTGTTCAAGGCATGCCATGGGGCGGCACAGCACTCACGGATGCTAACAACAATCTTACTAGCGATGTAACAGCAACAGGCGCCAGTGTACAACAATTATTACAAACCGGTGAAAAAAGTTTGCAGGTAGCACTTAACAAACGTCAACGAATGCTGGTTGAAACAGGAGTAATTGATGTGCCAGACGAGTATCTTATATTATTTCCTCAAGATTTATCATCCAGCGCAACCAGCGGCGCCGGCGGCGACACAGAAAACTTTTCTCCGGCCAGCGGCAGCACCGACGCCGGCAGCAGTTCAGATGTTGAAAAATTGTTAGGAGTCACTCGCGCTGGCCCTAATAAAAATCTACAACAATCTGGCGATCAAGCTAATGAAATAGGCAAAGCGTTACTGGACTATGACAAAGATAGTGCTACAAAAGATGCAGTACCAATTGGAAAAGAAAGTGAAGTTTACGACAGCAAGTCCGGAACATTTTTTAAAGGCAAGTTAACAATAACTCCAGGTCAGAGTGATTTTAAATTTTCGCAAGACAGTGATATTGTCAATGCAATTAATCAAGTAGTGTTAAAAAGTACATACATTAAAAA